GGAAATAAAAAGAGTAGCTACTGCTTTTTCCTCTGCTCCTTTAATATATTTAGGCTACATGCTACGTGACCCTGAAAATGGTGTTGCAGGTACTGATTGGTATAAGATTCAAGATGGTAAAGGTAATGAAATAGACACTAGAGTGTATGGTCCTATAATAACACCTTATCTTTTACTAGGTGAATATTTTCACAGAATGGATGGAGAGGGTAGAAGTTTTGCTTTCAAAGACTTTTTAGAGGGTGTATCAGGTGCTAACTTTAGAAACATAAGGTCTTTTGACAAAACAATAGCAGAACTTATTGACTCTTTGCAGGGAGAAGAATTTTCTGATGTTAATAATTATCTTGCTGCTTTTGGAAAAACTATAGGAGAAGCAGTAACAGGATACGGACAATTTCTTTTACAATTTGGTGATTTTAGATTTGATTCAGATAGAAGAAGAGATTATAAAGAAAATCCGATATATGATGATGGTATGGATGCTTTCTTAAAAGAATTAACTTTACCCTTTAAAAGAAGAATAGATGCTTTTACAGATGATCCCACAAAGCCTTTTGCAAGAGACCCTAGGGTAACAGATATACCTGAAAGAGTTTTACCTTTTATGAAAGTATTATTTGGTGCTACATTAAACAGAACACCACCTGACTACATATTAGAGTTGGGTCTAATGGGATTTGATTATCAATCTTTTATGGCTAAAACACCAATGGCAGATATAAATAGATTAGCAAATAAAAAGACTGCAGAGCTTCTGCAAGAAGAAATGGCAATGTATTTAGATAAATTAAAAGCAAATCCTGACTTTCAAACTGTTCAAGAAGATGGAACTATGAAATATGATAGGAGTAAAGCTAGAGGTAATATAGATTCTTATATAAAAAGTATAAAGAAACAATCTCTAGCAGAAGCTAAAGCAAACTTAGGTGATATGACCACATTAGAGGGTTTATTGTTGCGATACAGAGGTATAAATCCTGATGCTAGAATATCTGCAGAAAAACTATTTACAGATATAAAAGCAAAAAGGTTAATGAAAAGATATTCAAGCACTTTTCCTATGACAAAAGAAGACCTTGAGCCTGATTTTAGTAATTATGATGACTTATTTGATTTATATAATATAGCTAGAAACGCAAGTAGTATGGGTGACAAGCTACGAAAGTTGTCCCCATCAAAGCAGAGAAAATTACTAACCACTAAATAAAGAACGCATGATACCCATAGCTAGTGAAGCACAGGCTACCCCATTCACTGTGAGCAATGCTCTATCATGCCATAGGTATGCCATACCTGTTAATAGTCCTGTGCCTATGCAGGATGCAATCAAATCATAAAAAGGTAACACACCTGCAGACCTGCAGATGATACCTGACATAATCAAGAGTGACCCTGACCATTTCAGATACCATGACAAGTCATGTACAGGTGTAACTTTATTAACGAGTGTCTCCTGAACCTTGTAATGTTCCTCTTTGTTTTCTGTCATTAAGTTTCTCCAAGTTACCTTCCATTATCTTCCCAAGACTAACATCTATCTCTGATGCTAACATAGCACAATACCATAGCACATCTCCTATTTCAGATGCTAGGTCGTACTGTGTCCCATCACGTATTAGTTTCTTAGCCTTACCTGCTACCTCTCCTGCCTCACTTACAAGTCCCAATACAAGATAAGGCAACGCATCTTTTTTGGGGTAGATTGCAGTTGCCTTTGCCTTTCGTTGGTACTCGTCTGCAGTAATCATACTTTTATTATGCAACTGCATGAACTTCTTGGCTTCTTCTTCTAGCTTCTTCACGTTTCACCCTTTCCAAGTTTTTAAAGTAGGCAAAGTTATAACCTCTCTGCCATTCCCTATGTTGCATTGTATTTGGGTTGTAGGGACTTACTGTAGCTATTATTTTATTTTTCTTAATAGTCTGTACGTACTGCTTACCTTTAAAAGCATTTGCACCACGTTCAAACTGAATGCGTAGTGGTGCATCATACTTACTTAGATTTGGATTCCTTTTTTTCTTCTGTCTCATTAGATTGTCTCCTTTCTAAATATTTAATTATCATTGATAGTCTGTCATCATACTTACCAATCTCTGCAATCTCTTTATCTATAGATGCTAAGATATCAGAGTGTTCTCCTATTCCTACAGACTTGCTTAAATATATCTCTACGTTAGCTATGTGCTTATTTATTAAGCCTACATAGTAAGACTTAGAGGCATTTAATATCATATCTCTCATTTATTTTCTCCTTAATTATGTTGCTTCAATATCAACAACTTCACACACACCTGCAGTACAGGCTAGTTCTTTACTACCACTAGTAGTATCTTCTTTCTCAAAGTCTTGCAACTTGCTCCAATCTATAGCAGTTGGCATAGCTTTTGTCAAGTTATTGTATGCGTCTTCATCTATATCTTGGTAAGGTGCTTGTTTATATGTATGTTCACTAAAAGGTAAAAAGGATATACCTGATACCTCATCAAAGTTATCATACACCCATGATCCTACTCTCATCCATTCATGTTCTTTGACAGATACAGTGACTGAAGGTTTATGTTCACACCAATGTCTTTGAAACACTAGCCAATAATCTAACTGCTCTATGGCAGTCATTTCAGTTCTAGTGATAGCACCTGATGGTGACTTCATAGGAAAGCTAAACACAGTTGTGCTATCAGGTTTCATGACATCAGGTTCTGCAGGAATACCACTCTCTTTCATAAACTGTGTTAGTGGGTCTTTGTTATCTCCACGTACAGTTCTGATATAGTATGGGTTATGCCTTGCATGTATACCTGATGCACTGTCAACTAATTGACTAACTGTACCACTTGGTTTGACACATGTTATAGCAGTTGACTGAGGTATGCCTAAATCTTTAGCAATCTTCTTGTTAGTCTCTACTGCAACCTTCTTTAGTTGCTCAAGAACACCTTCAAGATTACCACTATCAGGTGATAAGATTGGACAATCAAGTATACCTGTTAATGATACACCTAACAGTCTCTCTTCTTCAGTGTTGTCTTTCCATACTTTACGTAGATATTTAAATCTAGTCAATGTAGATTGGAATGTCCCTAATATTGTAGACAGTCTAACCTTTTCTTTCAGTGACTCTAAATCATCTGTTTCTCTACACACAACTTCTGTTAAGTTACAAAACTGATAAGGTCTGAGGATAATCTCACTACAAGGATTGCACCCAAAGTAATAATCAGGATTACGTCTACCATTCTCTTCTACTTTCCATTTAGCAGACTGACGATTAAATATACCACGTTCACCTGACTTTGATTCATACAAAGCAGTCCACTCTCTCATAAAAGTACCCATATCAGGTCTACCTTTAAATGCTACAGAGTTATTAGCTAATGCTCTTTGACCTTCATTCTCCCACCATTGACCTGACTTAGCATGTCTCATTTGGTCATCTCCTAAGTTAGACAGAGATATTAGAGCAGAACGTCTGACACCACCCACAACTACAACTTCACCAATCTTACACATAATATCGTGGCACTCAATAGGGTATAACTTTCTACCTTTAGCACCTTGAAACTTCTGTATGCAGAACTGAAATAATTCAATTAGAGGTGCAGGTCCTGATGCTCTACCACCAAAAGTTTTTAGTCTAGCACCTGATGGTCGTACCTCTGATGTGTCCCAAGTTGGGACTTGTCCTACATATAACATAGCTATAAGTTCTCTTAATGCTTTTGCCCAACCTTGTCTGCTATCTTCTACTTTTATTATAGTAGTGCTATTCTCAAAGTGTTCATTAACAATAGGTAACTTGTCTACATTCTCACGTTCAACAGAGAAGCCAACACCTGTGCCACACATAAGTATATACATACATTCATCAAAGCTACGAGGACTATCAACAGGTATGTAACTACAGTTATAACCTGCAACATGACACCTGTCTAATGCTATACCTGATGTCATCAATGCTCTCATGCTAGGCATGATACCCAAGGACATGATAGCATTAGATAGTTTTTCTTTTAATGCTTTAGTAATAATGTAATGATGATTATCCACTAGATGTGTTTCCATATAACTAAAATATCTGTCAACAGTCTCACCCCATGTCTCTCTTCTTTGATCGTCTTCTCTCCATCTTGCATATCTAGATAGTGCAATAAAGTTTTGATAATCTGTTGGTAAATAGTTTTGTAACATTTATATCTCCTCGCTAACTGTTCTCATGCTCTTTATCTTTAGTCCTGATAAGTCATGTATGTAATCATGCATATGATCTTGTATCTCTTGGTCAACCCTACCATCTGCAGGTACTTGATACTCTTCAGGGTCAACCTCTATTGTTATCATCATTTTAACTCTTATCTTCATCTTCAACAACATTAATTAATTCATTGAGATACCATTGTGCTTTCTTTAAATCTTCTGCACCATTCTTGTACCTGTATCTCCAAAGGTACTTCATAATATTACCTTGTAGATAATACTCAAATCCTGTATCAGTCATAGCTTTAATGGCATCTATGGTTTCTATACCTGCTTTATTATAATGTGGTGGATGATTAACCATATCCATAGTTTGTTTATGATCCGATTGTTCTTGTGCCTGTTTTGCTTTCATTCTCATGTACTCCATATGTCTTAACATTTGTTATCCGTACTACGGACTATTTCTCGTTTAAAATTAACTTTTATCACGTTTTCATCTATACTGTCAATAGGCAGTGGTGTATTGATCTCTTCATTTTCAGGTGTGTTTAAAAAGTTATATATAACATCTTTAATAGTGTGGTTCTCTTCCATCATAGTTATACTTGCACATGTCATTTGGCACAACTGCTCTAAAGCATAAAAACTATCGTCATCTATATTGGACTTTCTAACTTGTATAGCTAATTGATATCTACCATCCCAATGACCTTTATCATCAATGCTAGGTATTATCTCTACAAAAAAATGGTTGCCTTTGTTATCATAATGTTTCATTATTATCTCCTTACTTTTTTGCCAACAAACTTTATGAATGTTGGATGTTTGTTTTTTCCTTTTTCTTTAAGCCAATCTTCAGGTATTATTCTGTCGTAATATCTAAAATTATATTTAATACACCATTGACTATAAGAAGTTTTAGAACCTTTATATAACTTAACTCTACTATTTGTAAACACAAATCTAATATCTAACTTGGGGTGTTGTTTTTTTATAGCTAAATGTTTTCTTCTATCTACTGCTAAAAATCTACCCTTTGTTTCTATTATTATACCATTCTTTAGTATGAAGTCAGGGGTATAGGTGCGATATGCTAAATCTTCCCATTCAATCTTGATAGACTCGTACTGATAATCATACCTAATCGTATCAAGAGCCATAGAAATCTTATGTTCTAAACCACTCCTATACCCATACTTTATGGCTTCTCTACGTACCTTGTGAGGGGACACTAGAGAAAGGTTCTCCATCCTGTAAATGGATTCCATTCAGAGTAAGACGAGTTAGTATTGTAGTTATAACCCAATGCTTTTAACTCTTCTTTCACTGCTTCGTCTGCCATCTTCTTCGCTTCCATAGCTTCTTTTAAACCTTTCGTTTTCATTTCACGATAGGCTTTCTTAGCTTCTGCTAATTCTTTTTCCATGTTTTCAATATTAGCTTTTAGCTCATCTATGTTTTTATTTGACATTACTTTATACTCCATATCTTTTTTGCTTCTTCTTTCATCTTACCATACCACATCCATGAGTCAAGGTTAGGATAAACAAAAGAAGCTAACTCATGCTTATCATCACTGATAGACAAAAACTTCTGTATACTGTAAGCAACCTTTTCAAGTTGCTTTTTATAAGAAGTCAAACTTTTAAGTGGGAACTTCTTATGCTCTTTAGGTGTTGCAAAAAATAAGTCCACACTATTCTTGGGATATGCCATAGAATAAAATGCCATCTGTCTTTTCTGTGCTTCTGTTGGTTGTGATGGCATCCTAGTTGTAGTCTTTAAGTCTACTATTTTATCTTTGAATCTAAAGTCTATATATCCCATAATAGGCACAGGTAAGTCTTCTATTTGTACCTCAACCTTTTCTTGATAGTCTTCTAATCCTTCATAGTCAAAGTAAGTATCTATTACATTGCCAAAGTTTTTTAACAAACTTCTTTCTTTGTCTGTCTTTTTATCTCCTAAGTCAATCATAGATTCAGTACACAATGTCATGAACTTCATATCTAACATGTTATAGTCAAACTTACCTTCTTTATATTTATTAGCAAGTACATACTCTGATGCAATACCTCGTACTGCACCTGCACCACTAGATGATTTTACCTTAAACAAATACCTAGCAACCCACATAGGTGGGTCACTTATATATGTATTTATACTACTAGGCGAAAGGTAATTAATGCCATGTGCTTTGAAAGCATTGTTACTTAGCATTTTCATCTAACTCTACATCAATAAAGTCCTCTACAGTTTCCATATCTTCTTCTGATATATCATCCTGCTTCTGTGAAACTCTATCATCCCATTTAGATATGATACTATCGTTGTATGCTTTAACAAAGTCAAGGAAATCACCAAACACTTTATGATCTGCATCTGTTATCTCTACCTTGTTAGATGTGTCTAGTTGAACTATTGGTGTATAAAAGCTACCACCATTATTTAGTTTATTCTCCTTAGTACCATCTAACTTAATGACATGTTGCAGAGGAAGTGCTTCCATCTTAGCAAACTTAGAGAACACATCTCCTATAGATTTATAGGCATCTCTGTTGTCTATCTCCCATATTACAGGAAACTCAGGCACATCTTGTATCTCATCCCCATCAAGACCTTTAACAGGATCAATCATTTTAACAAGACCGAAAACTGCTCTGTTTCTCTTTATCTCTTTGATTAACCTTTTAGTCTCTTCAGGTAATGCCTGAAAGTCTTTTACATACCCTGTTGGCTTACCACAGTTAAATGTACCATCGTCATCCTTTAAATCTATGTTTAAAGTATCTGACATTATAGTCTTGATGTATGTACCCTGCTTTTCTCCTTCTTTAGCATTATGATTCTTTCTATACTTCTTATATAAGAATCTCTGCAAAAAAGGTCTGAACTCAACCTTCTCTGAAAAATAAAAAACACTAGGCTCTTTACTGCGATCTTCTAATCTGTAAAAGCCACCTTCAACAACTTCCATCTTAACAGATTTACCTTTGGACTCACCCATACCCATTGTAGGATTGTGCCATATTCTAAACCTATTTAAGACATTAGTCTTCTTCTCACCACTACTTGTAGGCAGTCCCATTGCCTTTGCCATAGTAGCATAATTATCTGTATTTATTGTAACTAAATCTGTCATTTTAAATTTACTCCTTTCAAAAGAATCATAGTTATATCACGATACATCTTTAGTGTCAAGCCAATTACTTCCCATCTTTGCTTCAAGTAAAAGGGGTACATTAAAATCTATACCAAACTCTAAATTAATTATATTATTCAATGACTTATTGGTGTCACGTATAACATCTAAAACTGTATTTTGCTCATCAGGATGAACATCAATTACAATAGAATCATGTACTGTATTTACCACACATGACCTATGCTTGTCAAGCTCCTTTGCAATATGCATCAGTATCACAGGAACTATATCTGCAGTTGCAAAACTCTGCACAGGATAGTTCTTTATCTGTGTAAAGTATGACACTGAGCCATTTCTTCTCCTCTCCACTTCAGGGAATGAAAACTGTCTGCCTGATGGTGTAGTTATCATACCTGTATTCAGAGCTTCTTTAGCCAATTTGGTGTGCCAAAATGAGACTCCTTTGTATTTTTGTGTGAAGTGTTTATAATATGTAGCTTGAGCAGGTGTCCTGCCAAATCCTGTTGCTCCGTACAAGGGTGCAAACGTATGTGCTTTTGCCTCTTGGCGAGAAGTCTTTTCCCCTGCATCACTAATAACACTAGCAGTATAGCTATGCACATCAAATCCATCATCTATCTCCTTCATTGCTATTTTATCTTGCGACAAGTAAGCTGCAGTTCTAAACTCTAACTGTGCAAAGTCTGCTTCTAAAATCTTGCCATTATCCCAACGTGAAACAAATACCTTCTTAACAGGGAACGTGCCACCTCTAGGCATGTTCTGCATGTTTGGGTCTGCTCCACTAAATCTACCTGTAGATGTTCTATGTTGTAGTAATCTAACATGAAGCATCCCATCAGGTTTAACGTATGCATTTATACCTTCAACAAAAGAAGATAAGTAAGTATCTAATGCAGACAGTCTTTGCAAATCAGTTAAGAAGTTTACTGCATCTTGCATTTTGTTTCTCTTAGCTACAGTTGCTAACGTATCTAAGTAAGTTTTATTAATAGTAAATCCATTAGCACTAACCCATTTAGAAGATGGTGCAGAGAACTTTAATCCTGCTATCTGTTTGGTTGGTATAAAGTTATACCCCAATGCATCGCAACTAACACACCTACTAGGATTGGCATAAGGTTTACCATCTTTCTTTATCTTTCTAATAAAACCTTCTCCAAAGCACTCTCTACATTTAACTGCATTTGTTTTGTATATTAATGTTGAATTACTTTTTACTGTATCTTTGTAACTACTATCATCCATATATTTAGAGAAGCTATTCGCCCACATAGCTTTGTCTTTAGGTTTTCTACTATATATAACCCAAGACATTTGTTCAGGACTATTTAAATTAATAGGTGTGTCACCCATAAGGTATTGTACTTGTTGCTTCAGTCTTTTCTCTACATCATGCTTTTCTTTCTCAAACTCTGTCCTAACTTGATCTAGTGCTTCCTTGTCTACCTTGAAACCATTTTTATATATCTTGGCGAGTGTAACACAAACTTTGTTAGTCAACATAACAGAATTAAGTAAACTGCCATACTCTTCTGTATTTAGTTTCTTATATATAGTATCTGCTAATTGTTGAGTTGCATGTAAGTCTGCAGACAAATAGTATGATAACTCTTCTGCAGGTATTTGATCTGTATTGTAACCTTTAGCAAAGTAATCTTTTAATGTGTCTTCTTTCTTAGTATCTAGGTCGTAACGTATTGCACAGTCTTTCAAGTGCAAAGGTTCTTTGATGCCTCGTTGCAAAATGTATTCTCCAAGCATGGTATCAAAGACAGGACCATCATACTTGAAGCCACACTCCCATATCCACATTAAGTCATATGCTATGTTATGTCCTATAAGTATAGTAGCTTGGTCAAGCAACTCCTGCACACCATCAAACTTGTCTCTAAACAGATATTCTTTACCTTGATCTGTCAAGCAACCAACCATAACTAATCTATTGTTAGGTTCAAATGGGTCAAGATGTAGTTTGCCATCTCTCTTTGTTGTTGTATTTTCTACGTCAAGTGTTAGTTTCATTTATTCTTTCCTTATGTTTTTTTAAATATATAACTGCTCTTTCTATGATTGTCAAGTTATCAGAGAAGCCACCCAAACCTGTATTGCATTTGTGACATACCCAACCTCTAAATGTGTTGGTATCGTGGCAATGATCTAGCACCCAATTCTGTAATCTAGTCTGACCATGTTTACCTAACTCTTCTAATGTTCTATCACATATAGCACATGAATAATCTTTATCAGGATAGGCATTCTCTTTACGTAACTTATTTAATATCTCCTTGTGTCCCTTCCTACATGATCTACAGGTTCGCTTTATCTCACCTGCTTTCATGACAGAGTAATGGGTTATAGGTTGTCGTATACCACACTTAATACAGACAACACCATCAACGATTGGGTTCTCTTTCTGTGGTAACTCTTTAAATAAAGTAAATTGTGTCATACCTCGTATCTACCTATCTTGTAATTCAAATTACAATGGACAACACCATGCCATCCTGTAAGTTTATTCTTTACCACATTAAGATGTCTTTGTAAATCTTCTTCTGTTTCTTCTTGTCGTGGTGGATTCTTGGCAATCAATATCATCAAGTCTGCTTCTGCTGCCTTACCTGTACGACTACCTTCCATCATACTCTGATTAAGCAACACCTTACCTTCTGCATCTGCAGATAGTTGCGACATGTAAAAGACTGCACACTTATGTTCTTTGGCAATCATACGAGCATGAACTGCATTGGCTTTGAGTGCTTCATCTGTACGTGCAAAGCCACCTGTCCTTGCGAACTTATCTCCCATGTCAAGTACAACGATATCAGGTTGATATGTTTTACATACACTCTCCACCCAAGACATATCACGACCTGTGGCATCTTTAATCTTGATGTTATCTTTGACAGGTGCATACAAGTCACGTGCTTTACTTGGATTCTGCTTTATCTCTCGCATAGTCATGCCTGTTGATGCAGTAAGATATCTAGCACCAACTCTGTGACTACCCTCTTCATTACACAAGATGATGCAACTTGCACCTTGTCGTGCCAAGCCATCAGGACCTGCTATAATACTAGAGTGAAAGCTAGTCTTACCTGTATTAGGTCTAGCACCTATCTCTATGAGATGTCCTGCATTGATGCCTTCTACCTGTCTTGTTAAACTAGGCACGTTAAACGACCAACGTGCTTCCAAATCATTCTTAGCTAATAGTGTATCAATCTCCATATCATCCCACTCCACGTTAAGGTTAGGTGTAAAATCATCTCCGTATATCTCTAGTATGTTACGTATAGGTTCTAGTGACGAGTGTGAGCCATTAACGTAATCAAAGCCTATGTTAGCAATGTCCTCGCCAACGACTTGTTGAAATAACTTTGACAATACTTCTTGTGCAACATCTTCTCCCATAGGTTGCTCACTCTTTATCTGTCTAAACAAATGTGAGTATGCTTGTTTCTGTGCAGTTGTGAGAGTAGGATTGCTTGACATAAACAATGCCTCTATCTCATCAGGTGTAACAGTTCTTTCATACCTGCTCATGGCTTTGTCAATAGACTGCTTAACCTTCCTAGCATCCTTACTGAATAATCTATCAGGACACTTTGCTCCACGATGGGCATCATAGAATGATTTATCCATCAAACTTCTTACTAGTGCTAATTCCATATCTGTGTCTCCTTTGGGGTTAATAGTTTTAAATTATCTACGTCTTCTTGTCTCCTATACTTCAAATCGTCATGCAACTTGAGTATCTTAATATCCTTGACATGTGATCGTAACTCTTTAGCAAATGCAAAAGACTTGGGTAGTGCATCAGGGTCAAGTGCGATTATTGCAGTAGAGAACTGTGAAAGGAACAGTTTGTGTGAATCCGATAATGATGTACCCAACACAGCTACCCCAACATATACATCACTGCCAATAACACCTGCACTGACACAATCCTCTACTACTATTGCGATACTACCACAACCAAATGCATATGGCAAGTCCGAAGAACCATACCTTTTCCATTTAGGTAACTTTCGGTAGACTGACCTACCTGTAGCATCAACAATCCTGCCATTATCTTTGATAGGAAAGACAACTCTACTTTCTTTGACATCGTACAACAAGTCAAGTTTATCCACATCTAAGTCCCACAGTTCACAGAAAGTCATAACCTCTCTCCTGTAGCCATGTGGCACGATATACTCAGGCATTTCAAATGATGTCCCAACTTGGGACACCTGCTTGATGTCACGTATCTCCTCAACAGTCATGTGAACACGTGAACTACCTCGTACATTACAAGATGCTTTGTAACAATTCCATA